ACGAATGATTGTAAGAAGGTGTAGTCAGGGTCATCGAGTTAGGATTCATAGAAATACAACTCCCGGTGCTACTCGCACAAAAACATATGCAGATGGGTCTACTGAGACTCTGACGTACCCTTCATCTTATGATTACTTTGTTGATGTAGATGGTACAATAGCTAAGAAAAGCAACAGCTTTAAAGTGGCTGAAGAGTTCTTTGTTGCTGAGTGTGCTAAGAAGCATGGTGATGGTCATGGTAGATTTATAGTAGGAGGTCATCATATAATTAATGGTGTCGCTACTACACAATCAGATTATCCTACTGATAGTAATACTAAAACAGAAATAAAAGATTTCTATGATAAACGTGGAGTTACCTATAGCGGTAGTGAAACTAAGGCTCAACTTCTATCAAGAATAGTCCCTATGTATAGTGGAGACACGGAAGTATCTAAGCACTTAAAGGTATAGGAATATAATATGTCTTTACATAAATATACAGCAAATGAATCGTTAAATCTTTTAATTGGTCAAAATGGGTTTGATGTTATTGCTGAGCACGATACTACTGTTGTGGCTCCTGATACAGGCACTTGGGTAGCTATTCAGGCTCTTGGAAAGGACAGTAGTGGTACTACAGAATTTTTAAAATTAAAAGTAACCAGTAATATTGGAGATGATATTACATCGGCATTTTTTAATTTGATACCCGGTGAAATATTATATGGTAATTTTAGTGGCATAGTAAATCATACGGATTCTACGGCAGTATGCATAGCTTACAGAGGATAAGAAGGACTCAAAGGCTTAAAAGAAGAGAATCTATGCCTAAATTAACTATGTTTAAAAAAATTATTAACTTTATTAAAAGAAAATATTATGGAAAGTAACATTTCAACATCTTATGAAATCCCCGTAAAATATGTTTATGTGGGATTATAATCACTAAGCAGTATGCCTAATGGGGAGCCCAAAACTGCTAGAAGCTATAGGGGGACTGTTGTTGATGATAACGCTGTGGTTAGCATTAACCTCAAGTGGTTGGGGCAGTTACTTGTTTTGGTCGCTATGCTTGTTTACGGGTATTGGCGTATCGAGTCTCGATTGGGCAATCTTGAAGAAGCGATGGTCACGGCTGATGTTAAGATTGGGGACTTGCTTGGTAAACATATCGTGGAAGAGACTTTACAGAGAGAGCAACTTGAAGATAAAGTGAACTTCTATGAAAAAGAATTTAACATTAATCCCTTATCATGGGGAAAGCGGAAGAAAAAATAATGGATTTTATGGCAATATATGGCGAAGCTGGAATGATTGGCGTAGTAGGCGTGATGTTCGTCTATTTGGTAGTATCAATGTCAAAAAAATCCGAATCTCAGCAAGAGTCTCTACGGAATCTTGAAATAGAGAATCGTGGGCAATCTGAAACATTAGAGAATATGGAAGGTATGATTATAAAACTAATTGAGAGGTGGAACAAATCAGACGAAATATCTCTTCGACATAGAGAAGATGTTATCCGTGAAATTTCTGATTTATCAGAAAAGGTAAGTTATGTAAGTGGTAGAATTAATGGGAATGCTAAATAATGGATTATCAAAACATAGATGACTATCGTGGAGATATTAAAGAAAGACTTACTCGTATTGAAACAATACTAAATAGAGAATTGCCAGATATTAAAGAACAACTAAAATTATCTAATGGTCGCACTAGGTCTTTAGAAAATTGGCGTAATTATATATTAGGTGGCATGGCTATTTTAACAACAATAATAACATGGAGTAAATAATCATGGAATGGTTATCAGCAAATTGGGAATGGGTTCTACTTGGATTCATGATTCTAGAAAAACTTGTAAAAATGTCTCCTTCGGATAAAGATGATATTCTTTTAGATGTCATAGTTCAAGGATTAACTAAAATGGTAAAAGGAGAATCAAAATGAGTATGCTTTCTAAATACATTGAAAGACAAATAAAAAAACGTGGAGCAAAAGGGATGATTATTTGGGTTATTGGATTGATTGCAAAAGCTACACCATCAAAGAAAGATGACGCAATGGTGGAAGAAATTAAAAAAGTATTGGGCAAGTTCTAATGCCAAAATTCGGCAAGAGAAGCAAAGGTCGAATGAAGGGAGTTGATGCTAAGCTTCAGAATGTCTTTAATGAAGTAGTGAAGGAATTTGATTGTACTATTATTGAAGGACTTCGCTCACAGGAAAGACAGAATGAATTAGTGGAACAGGGTAAATCCCAGACCAAATTCGGAAAACACGTTCAAGGTAAGGCCATGGATGTAGCTCCATACCCTATAGATTGGGGCGACAGGGACAGATTTCATTATTTTGGAGGTTATGTTAAGGGAATCGCTAAACGTCTTAATGTGAAGGTTAGATGGGGTGGAGATTGGGATGGAGACTTTGAAACTAAAGATAATCTGTTTGACGATTTAGTTCATTTCGAGATTCTTGATTAATGCCTAAACAACTCTTAGTTTTAAATAATTTCTCTGGTGGTATAAATAGTTTAAAAGACCCAAGAGATATTGCTATTAGCGAATTTTCTCTTGCTAATAATATTATGGTTGACCAACAAGGAGCTATAAGAACAAGAGGAAAAGCAGACGGACATAGTTATATAGATACTCAAGCTGCTACTTTATCTGGTGGATATGGTCTTGCTTTACTTGAAAGTGATTATGAAACAGAACCAGTTGTAATACAAGCTATAAGCGATTTTGGCTTTGGTTCTGGTTTTGGTATTCCAGCTTATTTATATAAATCAGTTAGTGCTACTATTATAGATGGAGGAGAAAATACAATAACAACTGATGTTGCTCATCATTTTGCAGTTGGTGATAAATTTCAAATTAGTGGTTCAACATCTTATAATACAACTAGTTCTAATAAAATAACTGTTTTAACTGTGCCAACTCCTACTACTTTAACAGCAGAATTAACAGATGCGGCTACAGAAGGAGATGGTTCTGCTGAAGTTGGTACACTTAAGGATACTTTTGAAAGAATTAGCGAAGGTGATGAATTTATTCTTGAAGGCACTACAAATAATGATGGTTATTATTCAGTCCGAAATAAAGTTCTAGTAACTGCTTTTCAGACAACATGGTTATTTTCTCATCCTGTATTTCCTGATAATAATGATACTGGTGAATCTGGCACAATTACACATTTACCAAGAGAAGATAATTTATTTCTTTTATCAGATGCTGATACATCAACTGTAGATGTTTTTTCTACAAATACAGATACTTGGTCAGCTTCTCAGATAGATATATCAAATGAATCTGGTCAAACTTCTGGAGCATCTAAAACTGTTTATTATTCTATTAATAATGCTATAAGAGTTAGTGATGCTAATTTTGACAATATTAGTCTAATAAAATGGTTTGGGTATATAAAACGTATTCATTTTGAAGGAACTGATGCTGAAGATAATTATGGGCCTAATTGGTTTGAATATGCAAATACATTAGCAGCTCCTACAGTTGGACTAATTCATGCTAGTAGTTATCCAACTGCAAATTCAGGATTCCATATAACTGTTACACATACCGCTAATACCAATAGTACATGGGGTGGAGATGGTAGTACAGCGTATCAAGTAGCTTTTTCATTTATATATGATGAGAATCAAGAATCTAAATTGTATATCCCATCTAGTTCTAATACATTTACACCAGATGAAGGTGATAGTGTTACTGTAGTTGTTCGGGCTCAGACTGATGGAACTGGATATAATAAAAGGATTACTGGTGGCAGGGTGTATGCTAAACAAGATGGTAGTGATGAGTATTGGTTTTTATTATGTGATATAGATATGAGAAGGGGCTCTAGGTCAACATTAAATAGTGAATATACGGCTTGGGCAAACGTGGATGGAACAACAACATCTACAGGCGCTGTTGAGTCTATAAATAAAAATTTAGATACTTATGAATCGTTAAATGGATTTAGTTCTACTATTGAATCAATTAGTCTAGGAGCAGAAGGTGAGCAATGGAAATATGGATTAGTTTCTAATAGAAGAGCTTTTTTATTTAATGTGAAAGCAAAAGACCCTAATACTGGTGACTTAGTTAATTATGGAGATAGGGTATATTATTCTGAGATTGGTAAATTTGATACATTTCCTACTAGTAATTATATAGATGTAGTTCTTGGCGATTCAGAATCATATCTTGGAGCTTCTTCATTTGCTGATAGGATATTGGCTTTTAAACAAAACTCAGTTCAAATTATAAATGTATCATCCCCATCACCTTCTGGGTGGTTTCTTGAAAATAATTATGATAAAATGGGTATAGCTCATCCAGCTGCTGTTGTAAAAACTGAATTTGGATGTTCTTGGGTTAATAAAAATGGATGTTATTTTTATGATGGTAATAAGATATCTAATTTAATTGATAATAAAATAGATGATGCTACTTGGTATGCTTATATAACAACAACAGCAAGTACAGGATTTTCTATTATAGGGTATGAATCTAATAAGAAACAATTATTTGTTAAGAGAGATTGTACAGCAACTGAAGGTGCCGATAGTTCAGATTGTTATATATATGATTTTAAATCTAAATCTTGGGTTTTTGCAGAAGATGCATTTACTTCAAATATTGTAACATCTAATTTTATTGAAGACACAACTGGTAAACTCACTTTAGGAATTACAAATAGCACTAATATTGATTTTAAAGAATGGGATGATGATGATACTGGAACTGTTTCTGGGATAAAGTTTAATACTAAAGATATTGATTTTGGGCAACCGGGAATAATTAAAAAAATATATAAAGTTTATGTTACTTATAAAAATAATGGAGCAGCCCTGACGAATGATTTGTATTATGCGTTAGATGGAAGCACTTCTTTTATAAATACACATTTATCGTCTGCATTTAGTGATTCTATAACTAATTGGGCTGTAGCTGTTTGTACATTTAGTACTATAAAATCTTGTCAGAGTATATCATTTCAGATTAATGC